GTAAAGCTCCTTTATTTATATAATTTGTACGCTCTATTATCTACGCTAAAGGCTATGTTAATCGGCGTAATTTTTGTGTTGGCTGTCACATCATTGTCGTTATGATCTGTCATTAAAACCAGCGTATCAATATGTTTTACTACCTCTACCGCGATCTGCTCTACTTCCAAAAAGCAGTATTCATCGAATGTGTTGTTGTCGTGATACCAACGTGCTAAACAGGTTATAAAGCTGTCTAACAGCGTCCTGTTAATCTCGTACTTATCTTCATAAATATCCATGTTCGTAAATCCTTTCTGCCGGAGATTGACCGCTCCGGCTCGGTATCTGCTATGTTCGATTGCTTTGTATGTCTTAACAGGACAATGAACGGTAAAAAAATTTACTTGTTTGCCGTCATCATGTCGTAGAGCTTTGCTTTGAGGCGAATGACCTCAGCCTCTGCATCCGCAGCTCTCTTTTCCGCTGCTGCGAGACTCGTATTGGCGGTCTGTACCATGTTGGCTTCTGTATGGAGCGTGGATTTCGCGGCTTCGAGATCGCGGGTCAGCTTTTCGATTGTTGCTGTCGCTGCTTTCTTTTCGGAGCGGAGTGTTTCAAGCTCCTCATGCTCCAAGTTCGTGTGCTGGTTCCAGAAGCGGGTCGCATCCTCCCAACTCCATACATGGAACAGGATGAAGTAGAACGTGTCGCGGGTTCCTCTTTTGCCGCTGTAAATCGTGCCTTTCGGGTCGGGATTGCCGTTCCTGTCTTCCATGCCGATGTCGTTTGCCAGTTCGTCAAGCTCCTCGATAGTGCTGTGACCGATGATGTCCTGCGCAACCACGATGTCTTCATCTTTCGTGCTAATGCCATGTGCCATAACGTGCTTGACGAGTTCCTTTGCGCTCTTGATGTTTTCATAAATGCTTGCCATTGTGATTACCTCCGTTGTATTTTTGTGTTGTACGCTGTAAGCGTGGACTTAGATGTTGAAAAGCTCTCTGTAAAACTGGATGCCGCAGCCGGTGGTTTCGATCACGAACTCTCTTTTGACGGTATCGTAAATTCCGTACCAGTTTTGGCTGATCTGTCTGACTTCGTATCTCTTCATGGTGATTACCTCCTAAAGTTGTGACCCATATCGGGCAGCTGTTTTATCTTACAGCTCAATTATAGTCCCTATTTGGGGCAATGTCAAGTATTTTTTGAAAAAAATTTAAAAAAATTTGAATAAATTTTGAAAAACGCCGAAAATCGGACGCTTTTTGGGTCGCTGACAAACAAAAAATCCCCTCTCCAATCCGTTTTTCTGCGGAATAGAGAGGGGATAGAGGTAATTCAGTAGCTATTCGTCGCTGTCATCTGTGGAGAAGCCTATTGCGGATGTGCTGTCATCGCCTGTATTAGCTTCATGTGCGTTTCCGAGGCTGCTGCTGTCGGACGGATTGCCACTCGGATGTGAGCTGTCTGCAATGCCCTCCGCAAGCATATAGGCGATAATAGAGCCGCCAGACACAATCAAGCCGGTGATCTGTGTAGCCGTGCTATCTGCTACGCCAAAGGCAAGGAGTATAGGAGCGATAAATCCGGCGACAGCTACCCAAAACTTCCTGCTGCTGAGTTTGCGTTTCCAGTCAATCTTCATCACTGATTCCCCCTTTCGGTTTTGCGTTCGAGATCGTCTATTCGGTGATTGGCTACTTTCATTTTTTCGTCGAAAAGCAGCATATTTTCTTCCAGTCTGTATGTGCGTTCGATGAGTCCATTGTGCTTATCCTGCTTCTTTTCAAGCTGTTCGATTCTGTATGCGGTCAATTTGCCGTTGACAAATATTCCGGCGAATGTGCCGAGTGCGCTGCCGAGCAGCGTTATGAGTGAAACGATGATTTCCGGCTCCATGTTATATCACCGCCTTTTTGAGCGCAGTACGGGTCTTGTTACCTACAATACAGTCCGGTTCAAGACTATGCTCTTTCTGGAATTTGATGATCGCGGCTTTTGTCCGGTCTCCGAAAATGCCGTCGAGCTTGATATTTGCTCCGGTTCTTCGGATATACCACTGTACCCAAATAACACCATTGCCTCTGTCGCCGTAGGAGATCGCATCCTTTGGCTCAGGATAAGGACAGTCGAGGAATGATATGCGGGTGTTGTTGCCGCTGTCTTTCCATCTGGCGTAGCGTGATCTGGTATCTATGTGGGTGAAGTTGCTGCTCTCGTACCAACCAATACCCCTGACTCCAATAGCCTCAGCGTATCGTGCTACGTCCCTGCTCCTGACACCCTCCACCACAATATCGGCTGCCATGCCTTTTGTATGATAGCTGTTTTTTACGCCTCCGACTTTGGCGTTATGCTCCGGTGTACGATAGCCGGAAGTGACCGTGACCGGCTTGCCGAAGTGCCGTCTGATTCGTTCCAGATATTCTACAAGTTTGTTGTCTATCTTGATCTGGTCGGCTCCGTCGCGGCTTGCGAACTCATTTACAGCAAAATGAGCGGACAGCTTCTTTTTACCGTCCTGCTTCAAGCTGTATGTTTTGATAGACATTGCTTTTCATTCCCCCTGTCGCTTTCGGTATATGATTGTTCCAACGTGCATTGGCGTTATCCCGTGTTTTTTTGCAATCTCTCGATACGTTAGCCCGTTTTCAAAATCACGCATTATTTGATCGTTCCTGCGTCGTATTGCCCTTTTGTGCTTTTTTGCTGCTGCGGATTTTTCGACGATAGCTGCAATTCTGCTTGGCGATACTTTGTATATCTCTGCCAGTTTTTCGTATGTTACACGTTTTGTGTAATAATCCCTTATTATCTTCTTGTTTCTCTTTTGATATTGCTTTATTTGGTTTTCCCTCTCTGCTTTGGCATCCTCATCATAACTGAGCGATAAAACATAATGCCTTGATAGGTTATGTCTTTCGGCAATTTGGTCTACCGTAAGCTGCCCTTTTTCGCAGTCTTCTACTGCATTTCGGTGTCTGATTTTTTTTACAAATCCCGAAATAGATTGAATTGTAATGGATGTGCCTCCGAAGTATTCAATAAGATTTGAATACTCATCAAATCCGATGCATTTTGCAACCCGTCTTTCGCTATCAGATAAATCATTTATCCCTGATGGTTCTATAATATCTGGCGGTTCTGGATATTGCTTGATTGCCTTTCTGACAACATCTTTCGAGACTCGGTACTTATCGGCAAGCATAAAAACTGATAATCTTGCCTTATGGTAGTCTGATGAAATCGACTGATGTTTTTCTCGTCGCGTCACTCGTTCTCTCGATGGAATGTAAAGTTTCTTCCCTCCGAAATTGTAAACCAATAACTCATATGCTTCATAACCTACACACATATAGATGTTTCGTTGGTTTGGCGATAAATCTTTTTCCCTCATATCGTACCAATAGTCATCGTCGCTGTATGCCAAGAATTATCACCTCGGTCTAATCCATAATAAAGCTCCGTAAGTTTACTTCCTCAGAGTGCAATCTCATTTTGTTTAATGCCCTTTTTTCAATATCGATTATGGTGCGTTCGTTTAATGAAGTTTCGTTCGCTGTCTTCGTTATGGAGAACAATTGAAAATATCTTAAATAGATCACACGCTTTTCCTGCTCACTTAAATATTCCATCAATTTGTTAAGTGAAGAACGTAATTCGTTGATGTAAATAACTCTTACTCTTTCCTCGAATCGCATTGTTGCTACGGGGTCTGGGAGTAGGTCTAAAATTGTTCCCTCGTTATCATCTGCAAAGCATTCATCCAAAGAGCTTTTTTCTTTCATTGGGTCATGTCTACGACTCATGGCTCGGATTTCTCTGGTTTGCGCTCGAATTTCATTCTTGTAATACGCAATGAACTGATAAAGATTACCCATATCGTAATTAGCAAATTTGTATTTTTGCAAGGTCTTGATTATTGCAAAATAACTCTCTTGCATAATATCATCAATTTCGCACAGTCTTGTATCGTTCTTAACACATAAAAGTTTGGTTGCAAAATATCTTGCCTCTGGTCTGAGCAAACACCATAAACCATAAACGTGAGAGGTATCTCCGAAATTGATTCTACGAATAGCCTCAATCGCTTTTTCGTATCGTTCTTCTTTTTTCATAGACTCTCCCTCTGCTGCTCCGGCGAATTAACTGCCGCTGACGATATACCAAGGGTAGTTGCCTGACCCGCCGGTCATTTGGACGAATCGGTTATACATCGTTCCCGGTGCGGAAACTTTGACAGCCGTCTGCAGCATCCAATTCCCGCCGTACCTTGCATTTGTTATGACATAATCGGAGTCACTGGTCGGAAGGTCAGTCCAGTGATCTTTGTCCGCGAAGAATGTGCCGTCTTTCGTGTATTCGTAGACGTGCGAATTGTACTGCGAATACTGGTTGTTTATCCCGGCTCTGTATTGGGAGACTTTATCGTAGATGGTTTTCCATTCTCTCCAATACGATGTGTTGTTTCCGTAGTTGTATTGCCTGTACCAGATCGCACCGCCATCATCCGGGATGAATACCTGCACGTCGCCGTTCTTTCTTTCGGTATCGCGCCCAAAGGTAAGAATAAGACCGGTCATTCCTCCGTTCGTTATAGGCGCGTGTGCTATGCCGTTTGGTGCTGCTTCTATCGCTCCCGGCGTGTTGTCTACACCGCAGGGAACAATGATATTATTCGGCAAATTGTCGAAGTCGTAATTGTACGGTGAGTCTCCCCAATGGGTAGCGTTGAGATAGGTGCTTACTCCCTGTACGGATGCTCGTACTGCTGCTCCCGCGCTGCTGTATGAGGTGGATTTTCCGGTTCGAATACCTGTTACTTCTGCTTCTACCGTTCCGGCTTCAGGAAGCTCTCCGGTATCTGCCATTCGTTCCAGTACGTCCATGCGGTTCTTGATTTCCTGTATTTCTACAATTCTTGCATTGAGCGCGGACATATCCTGTGTAGCTTCTATTGCGCTGTCGTTTTTGATAGACGCTTCTACAATCAAGAGGAACGGTTTCGAGCTGATGATCGGATGGGAAGTAGTGTCTCCTCCGTAAAGCCAGATTTCACATTTGTACGTTCCGGCTCTGTGGGTGACCCCTCCGGGCAGGAGAAATGTGACTGTACCGTTCTCCGCAGACTCGACCGTGCCGTTGATGAAACTGATCTTCATCTTCGACCCTTCGTAATAACCAATAGGCTGAATATACATTGTAGTGGTGCAATTCGAGAGATCGAGCGAGTCGTCCTCAACATCTGTCAAATCAACGTCACGAAATTTGACATGAATCTGGCGGCTGTTGTTGTCGTACTGCTTAACCGTGATCGCAGTTATTGTACCGTTTATATCTACTTCTCTTGGAATATAATCCTGCGGCATAATTAATCATCTCCATCCTTCCATGTGCCGTTTATGTTTACCCGGACAAGAGTCTCCTCCCATACACCGTTAATATTCTGGTATCGCTGCGCCCTTTTCCAGGTGCCGTTTACGTTGAATCTGTAGCTCATGGTTTCTTCTACAACTGTCGGTGTGGTAGGTGACGTAGGTGTAGAAGTGCTGTCGCCGGTGGTCGGTGCTGTATATGTGGGTAGTTTTGCGTCGTATTTTTTTGGACTGCTTTTGGAGCCAAGTTTACCTGAGTTGCCGGTGGAGTCGCTTCTTGCAACATAGAACTCAACGGATATTTTGTTGCTGGTCGTTTTTCCGCTGAGCGTGATCGCGCTTGCAGAGTGCTTTGTCGTACCGCTCCATGTTGCAGAAGTGGTCTTAATGGTGACCGACTTCCAAGAAGAGCTACCGCTGAGTCTGGCATAAATGACGAGACCTTTGCCCGTCCCCAAGTAGGAGCCGCTGCTCTGCAGCCATCCCTTGAAATTCAGCGTAACGGATATAGACGTGGTTGTTGCGCTTGCTCTGGTCGCTGTGTATGTGCAAGAGTAGTGAACGTAGGGAGAGCTGTACGGTGACGAAATGTCGTTTATGAGCGTTCCTGATGTTGTCGCCATTCGTCGTCACCTCAGCTCTCGATTTTGTAGTAAATATCGCCGTGACTGCCTCCGGTCGGTTCTTCCGTGCCGTAGCTGATATTTGGTATTCCGCTGTCGATGATGTTCTTTCTGGTCGCATTGCTGACAGAGGTAATTGCTGAGCCTGTTACCGTCGCCGTTGCAATAGCCACTTCGTTACTGGCTGCTGCTGTCGTACCCTGCTTTACTGCTATCTCGACGTTTCGGCTTGCTGTATTCAGCCTCGCTACGATGAGATCGGTGCGCGTACCGGTCGCTGCTGTGAGCGTAACTGTAGAAGCGGACGTATCGCAGAAGAAAACACCATTAATAGCTCCTCTGCCGGAAGTGAGATTGACGGTCAATCCCGTACCCGCAGAGGCGATGAAGCTGTTCGGGGATATTCCGGTCTTGAATACTGCCTTAAGCAGTTCCGTAAAGAATACCTGACCGACTTCCCTGTCGTATGTGCCGCTGTTTTCGACAGCGTTAAAAAATCCGTATTCCAATGCCATTATGTCAGTTTCCTTTCGATGTATTTGGTTACAATCAAATATCCGTCCCCGAATTGTACTTTGAGTTGGAATGCTCCGCTTTCGTAAACTTCTTCAATCTCTGTAATTCTCTTTATACAGATTATCCCGTGTTCATCCTCTTTTATTGTGCAAAGATCGCCCAAGTCGTAATCTGTCATGTACCTAAGACTGGTTTGTGTTTCGATGTCAGCCTCGCAGGTTTCAACGACTCGATACGAGGCGAGTTTTTCGCTGCCTCTCTGCGTGAGCTTTGCCTTGTAATCGGTGTCCGATTCGTTTTCCTCTCGCTGAACGTCTTTCGCGTCGATGAATATTTCCCGCCGCCGCCCGTTCTGCGAGTTGTCTATCACGACTGTCACTCGCGCTGCTCCTTCACCCTCACCGGCGACAAGCGCGTAATTGGCATAATCCCTCTCGGAATACTCGTAGGTAAATGTTTTGAGATTATCCCACTCGTTCGAGAAGATAGCTGACGTAGTACGGTCGTTTCCTTTCCAGACTCCGAAATACAGGGTCTTTGTGCTGAGATCGCAAGTCACTGAATACGTCGCGTTGACCGTACTCAAAAGGTCATAGAGGTATTCGCTCAGGTTCTTTCCTGTGACCTGAGTGCTGATGTTGCTGCCGATCTCCGGTGAGTTTACGGTTGCAAGATGGATATAGGGAAAATCCTGCTGCGGCAAATATGTCGCAACAAGATTTCGTGCAATGTATTCCGGTGTTTTATTCGTGTATTTCGCTGTCGGATATATTATCCGGTCTGCGAGTAAGCACTCAATAAATCTCCCTTTGATGTAACAATTCGGGGTTTTGAGTCCGTAGTTTTCGACAAGTCCTATTTCGCTCCGGTCGGACCGGTAAACGTATGTTGCACTTGCCAAGTCCCGGAACATATCGTGAGCGCAATGCAGCTCGAAGTCTCCCGGCTCGTTATACTTTCGCCGCCAAATCAGCGAGTAGAAAATGTCGATGATCTTGATAATCTCGAAATTTTCATCTAACAGATAAATATCCATAGCCATCAAATCCCATAGAATAAAGCTGTGTACTTAACATTTGCCGCCAGATTGTCCGACCCTTCGTTGCTGCTGTACGTCAGTTGGTTAAGTCCTTTTTCGAGGAAGTCTGAGAATTGACTCGTAGGGTCTATGTGGCAACGTGCGCCGCCAATAATAGTAGCGTTTTTATTCCGTCGGACTGTGGATATTCTCAGTACGCTCCCTGCTGTCATCTGGTCGGTGATTTTGATCTTCTTGCCGTTGGTGCGGTTCAAAATATACGGGGCTGTAACCGTACTCGCGGCTGCTATATCGACTATCATATCGGCGTAGGTGTCGCCGTTGTTCGTCAGGTTGATGTCGCCGGTACTGGTCTGAGTGCCTATAATGCAAGGCAAATGACACGGCAAATGAAATTTTGCCGTCTTGATGGTAGCCGACTGGTAAACAGAATCCTCTGCCTTGAAAAAAGGGTCAGGGCAGAGGACACTAAGATTTACGTTTGATCTGGTATATCGGTTTTTCTCGGATATTTCAAATTCCGATGGTACGCCGGTTATATACCGTATGATCTTGCCTCGCTTTGCTGTGATCGTCAGCTCTTTCTGAGGCGCAAAAAAGCTGATAAGTGACTGCCGTATTTCCTCGGCATTTTTGCCACTGAAATCCCATGCTATTTCCAACGTGCGTGAGCTGAGTCGTGCTGTCGAAATATAGCCTCCATCCGATGCGCCACCCTCGGATAGCTGAACATCGTAATCTGCGGAGTCAAATCCGCTGTGAGAGAGCAGCTTAAAGTCGGAGGTGCTGTCTCCGACAGTTATGCTCTTCGTACCGTTGCTGATCTCGATAGTAAATAACTCCGTCAAGACCTCACCTCCATAGCTTTGCGTATTGCTCTTGCTGTCTGCGCAGGAGACTGCACAGGCTGATAAATATTGATGGTCGGGTTGTAATTGCTGTTATTCGTAACGCTACTGTTCGTAACGCTGCCGCCGACGTTTGCGTGACCCCATGCCATTTTTCCGGCTTGGAAATCGACCTCGGCTCTCATGCCGCTGGTAAGCCCTTTAATATCGTCCAGAACGTCTGTTTTGACGTTTGCCATCTCTTTCTCGAAGCCGATTCCGAAGCCCTGAGCGACAAATTTGCCGTAGCCTTTTGTAACCTTTGACGGCGAGGAAATGCCGAAAATGCTTTTTAGTCCGTTCAACACAGATTTTCCGAATCCCTTGATTTTATCGAGAATCCATTTTGTGCAGTCCTTAATACCGTTCCACAATCCTTGTATAAGGTTCTTGCCGACTTCCTTGATCTTGTCAAATCCGTCCTTAAAGGCTCCGACAATCGCTGTGATTATCTGCGGAATAGCTTTTACGATGGTTGCGATAATTTGAGGTAACGCCTTTACAAGCGATACAAGCAGCTTGATTCCTGCCTGTATGATCTGCGGGATAGCATTGAATAACGCCTTGATTATGCTTGTAATAATCTTGGGGATGGCTGCTACAATCGCTACGATGATTCGCGGAAGTGCTTTCACGAGCGAAATAAACAGGTCTATTCCGGCTTGGATAATGAGCGGAATGCTGTCTATCAATGCCGAAATGATAGACATAATAATCTGCGGAATGGCTGCGACTATCGCAATTATGATTTGCGGAAGTGCTGCAATAAGAGATACAAACAGGTTGATTCCGCATTCTATAAGCAAGGGTATCAAGCCGATAAGGGTCTCGATAACGGATGCAATAATTACCGGAAGTACGCTTACAATTGCGTAGATTATATCCGGTAAAGCTCCTACCAGTCCAACGAAAAGTTGTACGCCGCAGTCCACCAACATTGGCAGCATTTCAAGCAGCTTTGTAACAATTTCGTTGATGATCGGTGGTAACGCCAGAACAATTGTGTTTATGATCGTCGGAAGGTCTTGTACCAGTGATGTCAGTAAAGATATGCCGGTCTCGATGATGACCGGGAGTAATGCCATAAGTCCGTCTGCTATGCTCTGCACAAGCGACGGAAGTATCTCTACAATTCCGAGAATCATCTCGGGAAGTGCGTTGACAATTGCACTGATAAAACCTGCTACGCAATCTAAGAGCTTAGGAATAAGCGTGACAAGTCCGTCTACAAGTAGCTGCACCAAATCCGGCAGCATTTCGACCAGTCCCATGAACAGGTCGAGCGCAGCGTCCAAAAGGGTGTTTATCAAGTTGGATGCACAGTCTACCAACATTGGCAACGACTGATTCAATCCGGCGATAAATGATAAAATGCCCTGTTGCGCTGCTCCGATAAGTGACGGGAGCGCGTTCGTAATTCCTTCGCATAAAGAGTTAAGCAAATCGACTCCGGCTGCTGCTATATCCGGGAGATAGTCTGCGATTGCCGTTCCTATGCCAACAAGCCCGTCTGCGAACGACTGTGTTATGTTCCCGGCGTTGGCTGCGAGTCCTTTGCAGAGCGAAACAATAAGCTCTCCTCCGAGCCTGATAAGATCGCTCTCAACAGTTAAAAGTCCGTCTATGAGAACGGAAATAAGACTGGTTGCTGATTCGGCTATCTGCCCTGCTGACTGAGCCAATCCTTGCACAAGCGAGGAAACAAGCTGTATGCCGCATTCTACGAATTTCGGGACGTACTCAACAATTTTCGTTATGCCGTCGCTCAGGAAGTTGCTGAGCGCGTCCATAGCTCCGGCAAGACCGTTCTCTTTGAATCCTGCCGTAATATCGGAAAGCCCTTTTGAGCCAAGCTGCACAAACTCTCGCAGCGTAGGCGTGAGCGCGTCCGAAATAACGATTTGTGCGCCCTCTAATGCAGACTGGAAAAGGGTAATGTCTCCGGCGAGATTGTCGAGCTGAGTATCAGCCATTGCCTGAGCTGCTCCGGTCGTATTATCGAATGCTTTCTGTAATACGGAGAGATCGCCGCCGAGAGCGTCTATAACATCGGATTCCTTTACCCCTGCGTCTGCTGACTCCAATAGCATTTCTTTGAAATACTCGGCATCTCCACCCGATTCAGCGAGAATTTCGGAAAATACATCAGCAGAAATTCCGAGAGCGGAGATCCTTTTTTCTACGTCGGAGTATGTAATTCCGACGTCTTTCATGCTCGATGTCAGAGAATCGGTTGTGTACCATGCGCCGTCAATAGCGTTCGACAGTTCGTTCCAACGGTCTTTTGAAGTCGCCAAAAGCGCATTAACGTCCTTGATGTCCGCTTTGTTGAATATGTTGCTGATGATTCTGGTTTTCTGCTTGTCAGTCATGCCGTCCATGGCACTGTTGAGATCGCCGAAAATATCAACAAGCGGTCGCATTTTACCTGTTGCCGCATCGTATGCGTCAACACCAAGATTCTTCAGTTCTTCTGCCGCTTTATCGGTCGGAGCGCCAAGCGACAAAAGAATATTGCGGAGCTTTGTACCACCCTCTGCTCCCTTTGTGCCGTTGTCGGCGAGTATGCCGAGTGCTGTTGATAGCTCTGTGGTACCTCCGGCAAGGTTCTTCGCAGTACCACCAACGGTAAGAATAGCCTCGCCGAGCTGCGCCACACTGGTGTTACTCTTTGACGATGCCTTTGCCATCTTATCGACCAGTGCGGAAGTATCTTCAAGCGATAGTCCGAGTGCCGATTGCGAGTCGGTTATCATGTCGGATGCGGAGGCGAGTTCCATTCCTCCGGCTGCTGCAAGGTTAAGCACATTTGGCAGCATATTCATAGACGTTTTCGCGTCGTAACCGGCAAGTGCCATGTAGTTCAATGCGTCTGCTGCCTGTGTCGCCGAGAATGCGGTTTTACTGCCCATCTCCATCGCAAACTCTCTCAGCTCGTCTATCTGGTCTACCGTTGTTCCCATCGTCGCGGCAACCTGTGACATACTGCTGTCGAACTGCATACCGGCTTTTACGGCTTGCCCTCCGATTAGGGTTATAGCCGTCGCTGCTGCTCCGACTATCGCTGTCGTAGCTTTAAGTGCGCCTTTTGCAATCGTTCCGACCTTTGATATACCGGATTCAAATCCTTTTGTGTCGATCTTGGTGTCAAATTTTAAAGTGCCATCATAGCCCATGATTTTCGCCTCCCTTCGTGGGAACAGAAGTCATCGGCTCATAATGGCTCTACTTGATCTGCTGTTTTCCTTTTGTAATTTTGACCTCGAAAACCTTTTTGCAGTTTCTCCCTTTGCAGGTTATGTGTATTCCCGTACACTCAGCGTTTTCGTCGTAGAACACAGGCATTCTGTACCCGCAATAAGGACATCTGACCTGTATTCGTTTTGGTCTATTCATCGTTGTTTTTGCGGAGTATTGCGTCTACGTCGCCTCCGTTCATCAATGCTGCTAAAAGTGCCTCCGATTCTTCCAATTCCTTTTCGGGTATTGGCAAGGCATGTTCTGCTTTCATTTTTCGATAGAAGCTCTTTTGCTCCTCTGACATTTTCGGGGATATTTGGATGGTTCTGTAACCCATGATCTTGACGATCTCACAATCCTCTGTCAGTGCGCGAAACAAGGCTCTAAATTCCCACCAGTGCAAATATTCAATCTCTACAAGATTTATTCCGTACTGCTGTCGGAATGCTGCATAGATGTATTCATCGTCATAATCGAATGAATACTGCCGGTTCTGGCTGCTGCTGTCATCGTCCCTGTCGGATGATCGTCTACGCAGTCGTAGGTGTCGCTCTTTCTCAGTGCGTCCGCAGCCAAAAAACCACAATATCGCAGAAAAAACGTCCTGGAGACTTTCGCGTCCGGGGTAGCCATTCGGGAAGTATATCCCTATAGCTTTTTCTGCTTTGGTGCTCAGGTCGATTTCATCATCCTGCATGAGTAATTCAAAAAGAATGGAGGCTCGGAAGTCCGAATTGATCTCGTACTCCCTGCCTCCTATTCGCACACTTGTCGGTGGTAAATCAAGCAGTAAGTTCATTTTCTGCGCTTTTTGTTATTGTATCGCCTCTGTGAGCGATTGGCTGCACGGTCTGAAAGTCGGTCAATATTGTATTTCTTGCCGATTTCGTCCATTTCGCTGCGCAAAGATCGTGTAGCTGCTGCAATCTCGGTGTATGCTTCGAAATGCTTTCCGAGGTGATTGCTGTCGCCGAATATCCTTGCTGCCGTTCCATCTCCGAAGAACTTGTCGAAAAATTCCCTGATGTACTTGCACTGGAGCTTCATTGCGGCTGATGTGGTCAAGCCCTCATACTGATTAGGCTGCTGAAATTTATCCATGCATTCCTGATTCAGCTGCTCAAACCTCTCCATTTCGTCAGCGTCCAAAAGGTCAAGTTCGAGGTCTACGCCGTTGATCGTGATCGTCTTCATGTCCGATTACCTCCGAGAAGAATAATTAAGTGGTTGCGGGTGTCGCCGTAAATGTCGGTGTGGATGCCGTGTTGAATGTGCCGTCAATCGGGTCTCCGATTGCGTTCAGAGAACCGGAAATGGTCTGCTTGTTGTCGCCGGAGAAAGAGGAAACTTCGACCGACACGGTGAATTTTCTGGCGGTAAATGTGTTAGCCACCGGAGTACCGTTGTTCTGTACCTGATTCCACAGTTCGACACGGCAATACTCGCGGACAGCCTCGCTGCCGACACCGTGATTTCTGGCAATCTTGTAAATATCATCGATGGCTGCTTCACTCATGATCTGCTCAGCCTCGAACGGGAATTTGGTCTCGTAGCTGACGACCTCGGAGCTTGCCGCCTTATCGCAAACATACTTGACGGACTCGGACTGCGCTCCGGGTTCCTCGTTGATCTGTGTAAAACCTGCGCCCATGAACACCCATGACGGGGTTTCCGTTGTGCCGATGTTAAGGTAGTCGGCATACTGGTGTCTTTTGATAACGTCTCTTGCCATGATGCTAAACCTCCTTGTAATAGTCAAGTTGTAATTGTATTCTGTACCTCGCGTTTTTCATACTCGCGTCGTAAATATAGCCGGGGGAAAGTACCGTCATTGCCCTCGGATAACATTTCTCCGGCATTTCCGGGTAGTTTTCTGCTCGGTCTTGCTCCTCAATCCACTCGGCAAAATCCTCGTAGAATGTACTGTTCTCGATGTTCTGCAATCTGTCCATCGAGTAGTATTCCCGGCTGCCGAAGTTGAATTGATACATCCGCTCCGTATCACCGTTGACATATCGCTGTATGATCGGATTGAAAATGCCGGTTTCAATCGTGTATTCAATACCGGTGTCTCCCAATGCGTCTACGCGAAATGCTCCGTCTCGCAGAAGCGGACAATCCAAAAAGAACTTCGTGATTCCTTCGATAATTGAATTTACCATGTCACTCTATTTGCTGCGCTCCTCTCAGTATAGCTTCTCGATGGGCTACTTTCATGCGCTCAAACCAATGCGCACCACGGTTCGGGTCGTATGGTCTGCTTTCCGCTGTATCGTAGTATTGGAATGCTGCATATACCGCAAGATATTTGATTTCGCCGCTGCCGATGATCGTTCCCATTTTGGCAGAATTGATGAGGTATCTGGTCTGCAATGGGATAAGAGGTTCACATACTCTGAGTACCTGCGAGTCAACAAACTTTTGCCTACGGGTCATAAGTCCGTTGTATCTTGCTCCGAATGTCGAGTCCCACGTTAGCCCTCTCGTATTGTGTGGCTGCTTGATTGCCATAACACTAAGCTCCTCCGATGCGCCAATGCTGCACTCTCGGACTGCCTCTGCGGGTATTGTCGGCATAGTCGATAATATGCACAATGCAATCCGTAGCGTTCGAGGCTGCCAGTGCGTCCACTTCCGGTCTCGTAAGGATAGAGTCGGTCTGCACATTGGCTGCCGTTCCGTTTAGGACGATGATAATATCCTCGGTGTGCAGCGTCCAATATCCTGATGCCTCTCCTACTGTCAGTGTGTCGTACTGAGATTCGGTTATATATCCCTTGTTACTCTCTATCTGTGCATTGATAGGGATTCGGATTTTATAGGTGTAATCCGGTGAGTGGATGCCCTTGCTGTCTCTTGATTGTCGATTGTGGTAAAAAGAGACGCCGGAAATCTGTGTAGGTAAATACACGTCTCTCCGGCTCTCCCTGTCGAGCTTTTTATTGAGCAGAATGATGTTGAAATTAGCTCCAATCATCGTCTCTCACCCCTCTGAACATCAGTCCGGTGACAGCGAGGTAGGTGCGGATGGTGGTGTGTATTTCCCGCTGCTGCGAAATGCTGTCGCCAATATCCCGATAGCTGACGGAATATCCGTCGTTATTCTCGGATGCGTAGTTTCCTTCTTCTTCGATGGTGGAAATTTTATGCATTCTTTCGGCAACGTCACAAACAGCGTCGCGCACTTCATCGGGTATCTCGTCATCGGTCTTTCGTTTCAGCCGACCAAAGGTGACATGATCTATTTCGGCAGAGGCTTTTTTGGCGTACTTCGGGAACTCGGACTCAGGGATTGAGTTCCCTCCGTATTCACCAACGTAATAAGCGTATGTTGCATACGTCATTATTCGGCTGCCTCCTCGATGTTATTCTTTCTTGCTGCGCTTGCTCTCCGGCTTGGTTTCTGTCTCAGCGCCTATCATCGTGTTTTCCTTTGCAGCCGCCGCAGCAGCTTCAAGCTCTGCGACTCTCTGGCGAAGCTGCTGCACTTCCGTCTGGAGATTGCGGATGGTGGTGTCCTTATCCTCCGGCTGATAAATCATCGTGCCGCCGGGAGTAGTGATCGTATATCCGAGCTGCTTATATTCGTCCACTTTTTCATCAGGGATTCTTACGACTCTGTTTGCTTTTCTCGCCTTATACATTACTTTTTCGCCTCCCTGCCGCGACAGCCTACCGGGGTCTGGTTAAGCTGCCGCAGCGTTTGATTTATGGATTGGACGCCGTTTCTCAGGCGTTATGGGTGTAGTAGGTCTTACCCGCCTGTACCGTGGTGTCATCGGACAGAACGTAGCTGCCGTTGATTTTCTCGTAGTAGTTGCTGGTGTGCGGGTTGCCGGTCGGAGAAGCGACAGCAGTGTAGACAGAGGCGGTATTGGTGATGTTGAAGGCGATTGCGTCCTTGCGATTCGGCAGAACGAATACATCCTCAAAGCTCTCCTCGAAGTACTCCCATTTGCCCTGTGAACCTGCCGAGGGCGGGTCAAGCTGTGCAAATTCGTAGCTGATAGGAGTGATGACAGCCTGCGGATGGACGAGGAACATATTGATCTGCTGCGCGTCATCATCCACAGCCCAACCCTCGGTGAAGTCGTAGAGGGTCTTCATCATGTCCGAAGGAACAGAGGGCGGGATTCTCACTTCGTCGATGGCAGTAATGCCGCGAGAGATTGCGGACGAGTTTGCCTGCAGGTCGATGTGGCGGTAAATCTGCTTTGCATTGTTGATAAGTGTGCGTACCTCCGGGGTGACGTACAGAATACGACCCTGTCTCGGTACGCGCTTATCGTCCATATCCTGCATCATCTGGTCGAAGATTTCAAGGACGTTGTTCGCGGTGAGCGCAGTGGTGTTCGGGGTACGAGCGGTCGCGCCCGTGCCGCACCAGTCGGAGAACACCTTCGACACAAGGTAGGCGTTCATTTCCGGGAATTTCTGCGTATCGTTGAATACACGGGTAATGTTGGCGATAGACGCTACCTGATTGGTTTCATCAACGTCGCGGGGATGCACAAGGGTACTCCACTGGCGGTGATTCTCCAGGGTAAGGGTTTTCCATGCGTTGTCGTAATTCCTGCGTCTGGTGCCGATGGTGTCGCGGTCACCGTCCGTGCGTCCGGTGGTGCTCAGCGAGGGAATCTCGATAGAGCGTGAGTTAATCCATCTGTATCTGCCATTGTTGGGAGTGGCGAACAGATCGCCGAAGTAAAGCACATAGGGAAATTCCTGTTCCAGTGCCGAGAAATATTCGGTTGCGTAGTTAAGTGTAGCCATAAAATTTTAGCCTCCTGATAATCTGAAATTATTTCGACTCAGGTTCACGGATGCGGGTAAATCCGAAGTTGAATTTCGGCGCATCGCCGGTGCTTGCTACGCCGCCATTCGTCCCAGTGGTGAATGTCGGTTTGCGCTGACCGCCGCCTCCATTCTCTCCGTGATTTCCGTCGCCGTTGCCGGTTGAGTCAGGTTTCGGCGCGACAAATGCGCCTTTGTAGTCATCATTTTCCATGAGTGACTGCATAAATTCTTTTCCACCGAGAATCACGCCGTCCTCGATCTTGAACTGCTTTGACCGGAGTTCTGCCAGTACGCCGTTTCTGGCTGCTTTACTGGTGAAATGGTAGCCGGACAAGAACATTTCCTCTGCGTGAGAACGTGCCTGAGCCGCAAGCTGATCTCTAAGCTGCTTTGTATCGGTGTTGTACTTGGTCTCCCAATCGGAGACGGACTTCCTGATACTTTCAACGTCCTGACCCTCGAAAGTCTTGATCGTGCTATTTGCAGCTTCGAGCTGTTTCTGTACCCCTCTGAGTTCAGTATCTTTTGCGTCGTACTTCTCTCTGGCGATATAGCCGCCGTCTTTCAGGTTTGCGAGGCTTATGCCTTTGTCAGCTTCGATTGCCGCTTCAAGCTCTTCATAGGTCAATGCTTTGGGCTGCTCACCGTCTTTCGGTGTTCCGAAAAGTCTTGCGAGATATTCGTATTTCATGTGTGGGTTGCCTCCATTTTTCGCTGATTTTTTTAAACGTCGGTTCACTCCGACATCTGCTATTGGTCGTTTATATCCCCGACCACAAGGGAATGCGCTATTTATATCCCTTACGCTTTGGGAATGATGTGGTTTATATGCCATACATCAGGGCAAAAACAAAAAAGCAAGCATATTTTTTTCTGCTTGACTCTCTGAATGACCGTGCTTTTCGCTCAGGCTGTCTCTCAGACGATTTTTTGTCGCGAGCGTAATTTTTCCTTACCTGAAAAATAAAAGCCTCTCAGGGCGATTCTGGACGATTTTCAAGGATGTCCTCTTGCTGTCATGCGTTTTGCCTCCTCTTTTCTGAAAATTCTATCTTATCCTGCGAGTCTGGCTATCGAATAGGTGAGGTATGCCACCAACAATATGCCGCCTCCGACTTCAAATCTCAGCAGCCATTTTTCCGCGCTGCTTTCTGACTGTGGAATAAGTCTGTGCAGCTTGTTCGTGATAATAGCTCCGGCTATCCATGCCACCGTGAGCATGACGAACATATCGAATCTGGTGACGCTGCTCATGCTTCGTCTCCCATCGTAATCTTTGTGTAGCGGAAAAGGTCGATACCTTCGAGTTCTGCTCTGACTTCGAGCTGTGTCAGGTATTCGCGCATATAGTATATCTGGCTGTTAAGCACGTCTATCGGGCAGTTCGGCTTGAAAGGCAGCGTACCCGCCTCATGCTTCACAAGCATTTTGTGGAGATTATTGTAGCGGATTTTCGTCTGCAAATATTCCGCTATAAATCTGTCTTTGTAGTCGTCTGAGTTCATCAGATCGACCGTATTTTTCAGTGTAATCATCACTTTTTCCTCCTCTTCTTATACGCCCAATTTGCTCTCTGTGCAGCCGACCGGTCAAAGGCTACTATCCTGCCCTTGTCATCTTTGTGCGCGACGACACTGGTGCGTACACTGTCTGGTCGATGGTCGGTCTTTTGGCACAAATCCTTGTACCGTTTCTGCTGCTCTTTGAGCTTGATGGCTGCTGCTTCATGATCTGCTTTCAGTTCTGCTTTGATCTTTGGGTCTGTTGTTGCGTCCATTGCAGCCTGATAGCCGCAGATTTCTCTTTTGGTCGCTCGTATGGCTCTCTCTCTGGCTCTCATCATCTGCGACAGGTCGTATTCGGTAAGGCTATTGCCGTCTATCTGGTATTTCTCGCGCTTGTATTCGTCGAGCATTTTCTTGTCGTATGCCGGTAAAGAAATGCCGGGGAAGAACGGGTGAAAACCATGCCTGCAGCCCCATCCGCATAAGCCGTCGCCGGTGCCGTAGCCGGTGCTGTCTGCAAAATTCGGATAATTTCTGTCGCTGCCGTTTATCTTGTAGACTTGCCCTTGCCATTGCTCGTGGGATGGTCTTGCTCCGGCGTGAGCTGATACTTCGTAATATTCCGCGCCTAAATCCTCGGAATACATTTCGGTGAGCTTGGCGGTGGTCTGGTTCAATCCGGTAAGAACAGATCGTCTCACGGCAACGTCGAGCCGGTCTCTATGCCCTGACGGGAACAGAACAAAGTTCCCGTCTATAATAGCTGCTTTGACTGCATTGCGGATAGCCTGAGCGTAGGTAAATGCTCCTGACTGAGCTTGCATAAACGCCATATTGACAGCGTTCATGTATGCGTCCGTTGCACTCATGCCCGTTGTCATCGTAAGGTTTTTCAAATCGTAGTTGGTCTTGGCTATGTTCGCGTGAAGTAGCTGCTCCATCTGGCGGGACATACGAATCTCTTTCTGTACTCCGGCTTTGATGAATGGGTTTGCATCGTATTCCATTGATTCAATCGCCGAAGCCTCGAAAAGATCGCGTACTTCGACTTCGGATATTTCCGAAACCTTTGCTACATTTCTTACAACATCGTCCATGAGCATTCCTGACTGCTGCACCTTGTCGATCTGGTGTTCCGCTGTCGGGGTTATGCCTCCGGTCTTTACAATTCTGCGGGATATATCGGCGATAATCGCTCTGTCGAGTTCATCGTACAATCCCAAGATGTAGTCCGGGCATTCCGCAAGGTATTCGGGAGTAAGCATAAACTCACCCCTTATTCATTCGGTGGGAAAAGGCTCTGCGCCTGAGGTATCATTTCCAGTGCTTGCTCCTCGGTACAACCGAAGTACCAAGCGTAGAATTTTTCGAGCTTCAATTTACCGGCTAAGACCATAGCCCACCGCCGCTGATATTCCACGTCGGTGTCTTCGAGTATGCCGTCTCCCCATGTTATGCTTTTTTCAACCTCTCCATCCGGTGCAAGGTCGTAAAGGTCGCATATCGCGTTCATAACGTACAGCAGATTGTCAAAGCCTCTGTCAAGTGCCGTTTGCAGTGCGTGAACGGTTGCGTAGCTCCGCTGTTTTGATGCCTTGATTTCCGTTGCCGTCCGTTCCGCTGCCGAGGCTCCGGCTGCGTCTGAGATCGTGCCGTAGGCAAGACCACACTGGAATTCGATGTTGCGGAAGAGCTTGTCAAGTCCGTTGAACATTGCCGAATCTCGGATAGCCGGACTGTATTCCCTTAAAAGCGGTTGACCGCCGCCGTCGCCTGTACCCGGGACGGTATAGGTTCGGAATAGTCGCTCTTTTCCGGCAGGAAGAACAGGCTTGCCTCGTTTGTCCGTTGTAAACAGCGTTTCGTCTGCTTCAATGACTGCTTCTTTTGCCTCGTATTCCCACAATGTACGGGAGAATTGTTTGTCTGCCTCCTCTATCAGGTCTTTCGCTCTGGCGTAAACGCTGATTCCGAGTGGGGAGTGAGGGTCGATGTTGTTGCCCTTTGGCGTTTTGATGTAAATAAAAAACGGCTTTTCTATGCCGTCCATTTCAACTATTGGCTCAATGCCTTTCCAGTCATCGACCTGTTCAAGAGGTATCTCCTCGGAAAAGGGTCTGTCTACACTCAGCAGATCGTCGTCGTTCGATACGGAAATAATGCGCTCACTTCGGAATGCCTTATTCGTGACCGTGTAATGCGTTCCGACCAAAGAATGATATTCAAGCCGTGTATATACATGGTCGCCTATGCGTTTTGTGTCTATAAACACAGCTCCGGTGACGTCTTTGTTGCTGTCAAATGCTGTCGGGTAGAATCTGGTCGCCTGTATCACGTCGATTTCGATGTGATCGGGATTACCTGCTTCATCTGCTCCGGCTGCGTATGGCTTTAAGACGATTCCTCCGAGCGCACACCACATTTCAACGGTGTGGTTTAATTCTCGGAGGAATAAGCTCATCTGTTCAAGTATATATTCGGCTCTCGGACTCCCGTCCAACTGTATGTCAAATTCGGTGAGGACAAGACGTGACATCTCCTCTGCTATGATAGCCGGAAGATTAAGTCCTTTGACATCCTTTTCGCCGCCTATCCACGGAGGCGTATTCTGGTACATATTCAGCCACAATTGGATAGCGTTGTCCATCTTTCCGGAAGTAGCTATCTGGACGTTGAGCTTCTTTTCAAGGCTCTTTTTCGGTATCATCTTGGAAGTAAACCTCCTAATCCAATCAAGTATTGCTATCTCTGTTCACCTCCCATGCCGTATTGCTGAGTAGCTTGGGTATTCGTCTCTCAAAGGTGTATTCAAATGCGTCCATCGTGTCTATATCGGAAGTGCCGTCGTCGAGCCGTTCCAGCTCAATCTTTTTCGGGTTCCATACAGCCATGCTGACCGCCTGTTCAAAAGTCTCGCATTCCTCGGTGTAGAATAGCCGGTTTTGCGCTGCAAGTGTCGTGACCGTCCGTATTCTGTCTATGATCTTACATTTGGCAGCGTTCTCGATTCGCGTTTCGCCGTATTCCGCTCGATTCATATCTTTGCGGATGCCACGTATCAAAACCTGCTCCGCACTATCGGCGTATATTCTGGTGACAAATCCATAATCCCGGAGTATTCTCTCATAGAATCTGATGAATAATTCACTGAGCTTATCGGGGTCAATATCGTCAAGCCGTCTCCCTGTCTCCGGGTCTTTCTCTCCCTCGACAAATCGCTGTGATCTGAGGATTATCAATTGCTCGTAATCCTCTGTCATGCCTGTTGCAACAAAGGCATGACCGGAGCCGTTGCCGCCGAAGTCTATTCCCACGTTTAACTCAATAATTTTTCCGGCTGCTGCTAATCGCTTTGCCTCTGCTGCCGGAATAAAGAATCGTTTATCATGTGCCGCAATGCTCGTAGCGATTTTCTGGTAGATAAGACCCTCGGCAATGGTTCTTTGTCCGAGGATGTCACGTATGTACCAGATACTGCCCTCGTCGTACTGGCTGATGATTTCCTGTAGTCGCTGCGGTGGAATTGTGGCGTTTTGGAAGATGTCAAAATGTCGGTAATTATAGCCTCCGAGTAATGTACCTGCTGCTGCTTTTTCCGCATATACGTCGATGTAGTTTTTGTAGATCGGTGCTTTCGGATGCTCCGGGTTCAAGTCCCAAAATATCTTACGGTTTACCGCTGCGAGCTGTCGGTTGAATGCTTCTTTGATAAAGTTGTCGTGGTGCAGGTTGATTTCCGTTGCAATCCACATTCCGTAGGAGTTACCACGAATCGCTTTGTAGCTGTCTGCTTTGAAAGACCCGGCGAAAATGACAATGCGCTGTCGGAAGTTGGTGTCTGGACCCTGAATGATAAGAGCCTCCATGCCTTTGTACTTTCCCCATCTGCATTGCCCTCGGAAAATCCACTCTAAGCCGAATCCGTTTGCGTCGCCGATGTTCATTTTGGCGTTGCCGAGGGTAGAGCCTGACGCAAGGTGTATTTTGTCTGGTGTTCGTTTCAGCTCGTGAGCGAATGCGAATACATTGTCGATGGTCTTGCCGGAACGGACGGCACCTTCAAGGATATTGTAGGTGCAATCCCGGCAAGCTCTGATGTACTCTTTATGCGGCTCTCCGAATTTGTACGGAATGCTGCTGCGCCTGTTAAGCTCGGAACGACGAACGATCTTAATCTTTGTTCCCATAAATATCACTTTCTATCTGGTCAAGGTCTTCTATCTCCATCTGGTAGACAATATCGCTGCTGTCGCTGTCGGTATCATCTTCGATTACCCGATTGAGTCGTTCAAGTTCTGCTCCGGCTTTGATGTATTCGAGTATCGCTCTCGGTGTAAGCTCCTCCGGCTTGATTTTATCCAACGCTTCGACCGCTTTTTTCTGCATGAGCATAGCCGTCTTGATCTGGCGTTCCCGCATGGCTTTTCGATCTTTCCGGTCAGCTTCAATCTCTTGCCGCCTAAGATCATTTTCGTATGCTCGCAGCCTTTCCTGCCAATTCCATCTGCTGCTCCATCTATTCATGAGCGCACTACTTTTGCCTAACCTTTGCGCTAGCGATCTCAGCGACCGTTTTTCTCCCATTTTGAGGTATAGAGAAAAGGCTTCAAACGCCTGTGAGCTTTCGCCTTTTTGCCGTTCCCATGGCTTTTCGGCGATAGAATTACGTGCCATTATCCTCCTCTCCCTTTATAGCATATCTGTAAACGATGTCGCCGTCATTGTCACGACCTACAGGTTTCAGTATGCCGCCATAGCCCTTTGCAGGGCTTGTACCCTTGTTGGGAGAGTTCCAATTCTGGCGAAGAAATTGTGCCATGGTCGTATCGTAGTTTAAGGCTCTCGCCTTATTGCTCCCGGTGTTGTAACCTGCTGCGCCACACCATGGGAAAGACAAATACCGGTCTATGCCGTCTCTGATGTCGGAGAAATGTACCTCCCCTTTTTCACGGGCAATGATGATCGCCTGACCTATGTTCCCGGTCTGGCTTACGTTCCATTCCGGGGGAACACCGCAGCAGTTACAAGCATCGTTGCATTCACGGCAAAATGCGTCCGACACATGGAATCTCATTCCGAGGCTGTGGACGTAATCTCTCATGCTGTGTATGATCGGTGCTTTGATGGCTCTGTTCAAGCGTTTGTAGCCGTGCTGATGGCTGTTTTCCATGTAGTATCTATGCACGTCAAATCCGCAGACTTTGCTCATTTCGGCGTATCGTGCTTTCAGATCATCGTTGGCTCTTGCCTCCATGCAGAAAAATTCTGTCGTAACACTGTCTGCTCCGGCTTCATGGGCGAGTTGTATCAGTCGCTTGTAATCGCTCGAAACGCCGATAATAAACGGACGTAACCGCAGCGTAACATGAATCCCTATGTCGGATAGTCTCTTGATTGCTGCCAGTCTTTCCTCCGGCGACGGTACGCCTCTCTCGATTTTCCGTGCCTTTTCAGCGTCCGCTGTGATTATGGAAATTTTGACGTGCCAATTGTGGGTGTGTCTGGCGAAAAGCTCCATGTATCTCTGGTCTGCTGTCCACCATGCCGCTTTCGTACTGAAGGAGATAGGGTAGTCGATTTTGTCGAAGTATCTGAGCAGTTCGAGCGTAATACCGTACCGCCGTTCCCATTCGTCAAATTCGTCTGCAAGACCACCCCACTGCATGATCTTCCTGTCCTGAATGTATTTGAAGAATTGCAGGTCGTTCTTCGTGACTGCTGCTCGGTTATTCTTCATAGCATTCTCGAACAGGGCGATAACCTTTGCCGGGTCAACACATCTTGGCTTGCCGCCGCCTATGTACCCGTCGAGGGTATGGCTCTTTTGGAAGAATGCGAAGCAGTACAGGCAGTTGTAGGCGCATTTGCTGTAGGTGTCAAAGGTCATCGGCATTGAGCAGTCGGGAATTTCCATAGTCCACCGAGGACTGCCGTAATCCATTTTCAGGTCGGTGTCGTTATTCAGTCTGTTCATTTTCGTCTCCCATGCGGATAACCGTTGTTGAACTGTTTTCGCGTATCTGCTTTTTGTAGCCCTCTCGTTCAGCCCATTCCTCGGCGAGTTCAGCGTTCTTGAATACAAGGGTAATAACAAAACTACCCCCTATCAGCAGTTCTTCTTCATCCTCTTCCCAATCACTGTAATCAATGTCGCTTTCGTCAAAATCCTCGTTATTGGCAAGGATAATAGCGATTTCATCCTCAGCGAATCCTGTTATGGTGGCAAGCTCTGTATCGTAATCTCGGAGAATATCTGCGAGTTTGTCGTAATCCCATCTGCCCTTGATTTTATTCAAGGCGATATTGAGGAGCTTTTCGTCCTTTTCATCCATGTCAACGACCGAACAGGGGATAAGGGTTTCGCCCATGCTTTGCAGAACTGCCAGACGCTGATGACCGCCTACTACGTTGCCGGTTCTTTGATTCCAGACAACAGGCTCGACATTCCCGAATTGGATAATGCTCTTTTTGAGCTTTTCCCATTCTTTCATACCCGGCTGCAGCTCTACACGAGGGTTGTATGGCGCAGGATTCAGCTTTTCGATCTCAATTAACTGTACCAAATTCTGTTCCCTCCATTTTGACTGTAATATTCCGGGTCGTACCGGGGTAGGTCACGTCTATACCGTGATCTTTGAGGTATGCCTCTGCTTTTTCTTTTGACGGGAATGAAAGGAAAATAGAAAATTCCTTTTCTGGCTTTTCCTCCGGTTCTTCTTTGCTGCTGCTCTCGGATTCTTCGTCATCGTCGTCAAAGTCGAAATCATCTGCGGATGCCGTCTCTACGTTATCAAAAATCCGGCTGAGTTCATCCTCGGTAAAGCCGGTGAATTTAATGTCCTCTTTGGAAATCTCTCCAAATAGCTCTTCGAGCTTTCCGTAATCCCAATCGCCGTCGATCTTGTTGAGAGCGATATTAAGCAGTCTTTCCTGTTCATCATCGTAGTCAACGAGAACGACTTCGACTTCTTTCTTCCCTTGGGCTTTGAGTACATTCAGGCGTTGGTGACCGCTGATGAGCAGTCCGGTTCTTTCGTTTACGATCAACGGAAGAACCATGCCGAAATGTTCTAAGCTGTTACTCAACGACTTCCATTCATCGTCATTCGGCGTTAAGCTGACGCGGGGGTTATACGGTGCAGGATGAATGTGCTGTATCTGCATAATTGCTGTTTTCATTTCGCACTTCCTCTACAATTTGATTTTTTTATCTTTCAGAATGACCCTGACTTCATTTGACTTGGTGGCATGGGGTGCGAGAACATAGGGATATGTTATGCACAGTCTTTTTACTGCGTCTATGTTTGCGTCGCCTTTCCACAGATCGCTACAGCCGCCTTTGTTGGTGCGGTGCTTTGCTTTTGGTGCGAGGAAGTTAAAGCGCAAAATATTCTTCCCGTAGGAGAGTAATCTGGCGCAAAGTTCTATATCCTCTTTGGCTCGGTATGATTCGTCCAAAAAAATAAGATTTCCTGCGGTGAATCCCAACACAGTATTTACAGTGACCTTTGTCGAAATGGAATTTGACATGAAGAAATCATTGTAAACCGGATAGAATCCGAACACAGGTGCTTTTGCTTTCCTTGCCGTCTCAAAGCACCGGGTAATAAGCTCCGATAATTCCTTTTCGCCCTCAACAACCTCAATTTTTCCGTTCTTCAAGATGCCGAATGTCGAAATATCGTCATCCAACATCAATATGTTTTCTTTTCCTCCGAAGAATCGGAGGATGTTGTTTCTGGCTGCTGCGACTCCATCGGCTTTTGCGTAGATTATCTGCGCCTTATCGCTGTAGATCATGTAGTCATGGTAATCCTCTGGTGTTTGCACAAAAATATACAATCGGCTTTTGGGTACGCCGTTCCTTGACATATATTCAAGAGACTCCTGCTTTCCGGCTCTCTTATAGCTTGGTATTGCTACCACATATTTTTGATTCTTCATCGTAAACTCTCTTTCGCAGTTCAGAGGAACTCAATCCATGTGATCTGTTATTGTAGAATATCTGTATTCCGCGCTCTTCACAAATCTTTCTGCCAGTGAAGTCAACGAGCTTGTATTCCTCTCCGACAAATCGTATGTCGATAGGTAGTGTCATTAAGGCAAGCTCCAAGTCCTTTTCGCCGCTGAGCGGTACAACTTCATCGACAGCTCTGTGCGCTCTCAATTCAGTGTATCGTTCGTATGCAGACTGTATCGGTTTGTGCTTTTCCGGTCTATCTGTCGTAGGGTCGATAATCAATCCAACGTAAAGGTAGTCACAATATCTCTTGCATTCATCCAACATAAGAACGTGACCGGCGTGTAGGAGATCGCCGACAACTGAGGTAAATCCTATCATCTCACAACTGCCCCTCGATTTCTTTTGCTTTTTTCAGCACGAGTTGCTTTTTAGAATTATCTTTAGTGTACTTTAAAAGGCGAAGCCAGTAAGTTGCTTCTATCGCTCTTACCTCTTTAAGAATGCCG